GAAAAGGGTCTGATGGACTATTGGGATTCTTGGGCACACCGAGATAAGTTAAACTGTGGTTTACACTTTGTTGAGTTGTTACGTGTATCGACGTCGTTGATTGAGTACGTCTACATCGTAGGGGACAAGAGATCCAAGCGTCCTTCAAGATATGTTACAGCCACCAAGGAAACACTTGAGTGGATTGAGAACTTCAACAACCATAGAGAACTACTAGAACCTTTTTGGTTACCCACAATAGAACTTCCAAGACCTTGGGAGAATGTATGGGATGGAGGTTATGATACAGCAGGTACAGCATTACCTAAGTTACCTTTTATCAAGACACCTAATATGGAATACTTACGTAGTATTGAAGGTGAGCTTGTTGAACCAATGAGAGCTACAAATTTAATACAACAAACACCTTGGGCAGTTAATGGTAAGGTACTTGATGTAATGAAACATTGTTGGGAAAACAACGTCGAGGTGGGTGACTTACCTTGTCGTGAGGACGAGCCTCTACCACCAATACCTACTGACTTTAAAACTAACCCCGAATCAAACAAACGATGGAGACAACAGTCAGCTCGTATCTATGCACACCGAGTGAGCACTACGAGTCGACGTTTACTTGTAGCTAAAGTTTTATATGTAGCTGACAAGTTACTTGGTAATAGATTCTTTTACCCTAGCCAAGTAGATTTCCGTGGTCGTATTTACAATGTACCTGCTTTCTTAGGTATCCAAGGGCCGGATATGTCTCGAGGATTACTACAGTTCTCTCGCCCCGAACGTTTAAAAGATGACAAGTGGTTAGCCATACAAGGGGCAAACACTTTTGGTAATGATAAAGTTACACTTGAAGAACGTGTAGAGTGGGCAAGGGGTTACGCTAACACAGCAGATGCTATTGCTTGTGACCCTACGAGAAACACAGATTGGATGCAAGCTGATGATCCTTGGCAGTTCCTTGCTTGGTGTTTTGAGTGGGCAGAGTATTGTGCTAAAGGTAGTTTGAATAGTTATTTACCGGTTAACATGGATGCGTCCAACAATGGACTACAGATTCTGTCTATGTTGATGCGAGATGAGTATGGATGTTTAGCCACCAATGTACTACCTACTGATACACCTGCTGACATCTATGGTGTCGTGGCTGATAAAGTCATTGAACGTTTAAAGAAAGACGTCGAAGACAACAATCCTATTGCTTTTGATTGGTTGAAGTTTGGTATCAATCGTAAGTTAGCCAAGAGACCTACAATGGTATGGCCTTACGGAGGTACATTCTATAGTTGTAGAGCTTACGTTGATGAATGGTATTCTGATACTTTACGAAAAACTAAATGTAATAATCCGTTTAGTGAAGACTTACGTTACAAAGCTACGGGCTACTTAGCTCGACACACTTGGGATTCAATCAATGAAGTTTTGATTAAACCTAAAGAGTGTATGCAATGGTTACAAAACATAGCTAAACTACTAGCTAGTAAAAAGCTACCAATTAAATGGGTTACACCATCGGGCTTTCCTGTGTTGCAAGATTATAAAAAGACATCTACACAACACGTACAATCTTTTATAAATGGCGAAGCTACTCACGTTAAGTGGCACGCTGATACTGATCAATTGAGTGGACGACGTCAGAAACAAGGTATAAGTCCTAACTTTGTGCATTCTTTAGATGCTACAGCCTTGACAAAATCTGTAATCTCTGCTAATGAGAGAGGTATATATGATTTCTCAATGATTCACGATAGCTACGGAACACACGCAAACAACTGCGATTTGTTCGGACAAGTATTACGAGAAGAATTTGCAGATATTTTTTCAGTTGACTTATTACAAAATTTAAAATACCAAATAGAACAACAACATCCAACTATAGATATTTCAGAACCACCACGCTACGGAAACGCAGACATAAGTAAGGTCTGCAACAGCACTTATTTTTTCTGTTAACAACATAATAATACAATAATATGAGTAAAACACTAAGTACACCTGTAGGAATAGCCTACTACCCACGCATAGACACACCGGATACTAAATTCAATCCCGATGGCGTCTATTCTTGTAAGCTTCACGTAAGTGAGGACGACTACAACGCATTCAATGCACAGATCAAAGATACTGTAAACAAGGCATACCAAGAGGAATGTCAAAAACGTGGTGTCTCAAAACTAAAAGTAGCTTCTACTAATCCCGTTCGTGAAACAGCAGATGGGCAATATGAAATCTATGCTAAACAAGTAGCAAAGAAAGATACACGTAAAGGTTTGATTGAGTTCAGCGTTACTGTATTTGATTCAAAAGGAAACAAACTCGAGGAAGTTCCAAGAGTTGGTAGTGGCTCTAAACTTAAAATGGGTGTGGAGATATTCCCTTACTACACCGATCTAAATGGTTTTGGATATTCACTTCGGTTGAGAGCCGTACAAATCTTAGATCTTGTCGAGTACGCTTCATCGGGTACAGCTTCCTCTTTCGGATTTACAGCTGAAGAAGAAGGTTATACCGGTAATGGCGAATCGTTTAACGACACGTTCGATAAGAATGAGCCGATCACAGAGTCAGCACCATTCTAATTATCGTTCTAAATTTGAACTTGACGTTGCCCTTTACCTTGAGGGTGAGGGCACGTCTTTCTCTTACGAAACCCTAACACTTAAATATGACAAACCACACACGTACAAACCGGACTTCATACTTCCAAACGGAGTTATTATTGAGGTTAAAGGTTATTGGAAAAGTGCTGATCGGACGAAGCATCTGCTTGTTCGTAAGTATAATCCGAGCTATGACATACGCTTTTGCTTCCAAAACGCTTACAATAGGCTGTCAAAAAAGTCTAAAACGACCTATGCGTCTTGGTGTGATAAACATAGCTTCGAATGGTGTCATAAAACGATACCGAAAGAATGGCTGATTTAATCTCTGCACAAACACACCAACCCTGTACAAGCTGTGGCTCAAGCGATGCGTTAACTATTAATACAGATGGTTCAACGAAGTGCTTTAGCTGTGGCGAGTTTATAGGTTCACGACAACTTAACACACACACAATGAGTAGTAATTTTATTCAAGGCGACTACGTCGACATCCCTAGCCGAAAGATAAACAAGGACACTTGTAGACACTTTGGTTACACCGTGGGTACTCTTAACGGAGAACCTTGCCACATTGCTTCCTACCGAAATATGGACGGAGCAGTTGTTGCACAAAAATATAGATTTAAAGATAAATCATTTCGCACCGAGGGTACACCAACGTACTTCTTTGGTCAGAACCTTGCCCCTAATGGTGGTAAGCGATTAGTAATAACTGAGGGTGAGATAGATGCCCTTACAGTTAGCCAAGCATTTGATAACAAATGGCCCGTGGTTTCATTACCAAGTGGAGCACAGTCAGCTAAGAGTGCATTCAAGAAACACTTTGAATGGTTATCCTCTTGGGATGAAGTTGTGCTTATGTTTGATAATGACACACAAGGTCAACAAGCAATGGAGGATGTATGTAATATACTTCCTGCAGGTAAGTGTAAGATAGCCAAGCTAACACTCAAAGATCCAAATGAAATGTTGATGGCAGGGAAAGCAAAAGATATTTGTTACTCTGTATACAACTCTAAAGTTTGGAGACCCGATGACATTGTCGACGGAGTAGAGATATACGACTTACTTAAAAATCCAAAAGAACATTTATCAATACCTTATCCATTCCCATCTTTGAATACAATGACACGTGGTATTCGTAAAGGTGAAATCGTTACATTCTGTGCCGGTTCGGGAATTGGTAAGAGTCAAATTTGTCGTGTCATAGCACATCATATACTAACGACAACAGAGAAGTACGTAGGGTACATCGCCTTGGAGGAGTCGCTTGAAAGAACAGCACAAGGTATTATGGGGATACATACCAATCAACTCCTTCACTTAGAGCCTCACAGTTTCAACGAGGAGGCATTTGCAGAAACTGTGGGCTCGGGGCGATTCTTTATGTATGACCATTGGGGTTCAATACAAGGAGATAATCTACTAGGTCGTATACGATATATGGCAAAGGTCTTAGACGTTGAGTACGTCGTCCTCGACCACCTTAGTATCGTTGTATCGGGTATTGGAGATGGAGACGAACGTCGTATGATTGACAACACTATGACAATGCTACGTAGTTTAGTTGAAGAAACAAAGATCGGAATGATTCTTGTATCACACTTAAAACGCCCCGATGGTAAAGGACACGAAGAAGGAGCAATCACATCACTTGCTCAGTTACGTGGTTCTGCATCGATTGCACAATTATCTGATATGGTAATTGGTCTTGAACGTAATCAACAAGACCCCGACAATAAGAACCAAACAATTGTTCGTGTACTTAAAAATAGATTTAGTGGTGAAACAGGCATTGCAACTGCTTTACATTACAATCAAGACACAGGTGCTCTGAATGAAATGCAACTTGATATTGAAAACCCGTTTTAATATGAGAGTGTATTTTGATATAGAAACAAATGGGTTGACAGATTGGACTAAACATACCGATCTTGAAACTGTTCATTGTATGGTAATAATAGATGAAGACGACAACGTCTACAGATACCAAAACGATACAATGAATAAAGGGTTAGAACAACTTAAGAATGCAGATGAAATCGTTGGACACAATAGTATTAACTTTGATTATATGGCTTTGTACAAGCTTTATGATTTCGTACATCCTAGAGTCATTGATACAATGATTATGTCTCGCTGTATCTACCCCGATATAGCAACCAATGATGCACAAGCAGGACGTGATCGTTCTATTATGGGGTCACACTCATTGAAGGCTTGGGGTATGCGTTTGGGAGATCACAAAGGAGACTTCGGGCAGTCAACTGATTGGTCACAATGGTCACAAGAAATGGAGGACTACTGTGTACAAGACGTAAGACTAACTAAGAAACTATACGAGTATCTAATGAGTAAAAAACCTAGTCAACAAATGTTAGACTTGGAGCATGATTTCGCTAAACAAATGAAACTACAAGAGCGTAATGGTTTTCCTTTTGATATGGAGAAGGCTAAGAAGCTAGACCAAGAATTAGGAATGCGTAGAGCAGAGCTCAAAGAAAAATTAGAAGCAACATTCGAACCAAATGTTATTACAATGAAAAGCAGATGGTACGAAAATTCTAATGGCGATAAGTTTCCAACCAAAAAAGCTATGTTGGAAAGTGGTTACAAACCCGAAGATATTAGAGAGGGAGATTTCAAAACGAAAACAATTCCTTTCAATCCGGGTAGTCGTGATCAGATTGCTCAACGTTTATTAGACAGAGGGTGGAAGCCCGATGCCTACGAAGGTAAAAGACCTCAGATAAATGAAGGTGTTCTTAAAGCTATTAATACACCCGAAGCTGATTTGTTACTTGAGTACTTGATGGTATCAAAACGCCTTGGTCAATTATCAGAAGGCAAGCAAGCGTGGCAAGACCTTGCTCGTTTAGACGACGACCACTATAGAATACACGGTTCAATAATTACCAATGGTACTGTATCGGGTCGTTGTAGTCATCGTAAACCTAACGTAGCACAAGTGCCTGCTGTACGAGCCCCATACGGTTCAGAATGTAGAGAACTATTTACAGCCCCTAAAGGTAAAGTCCTTGTAGGTTGTGATGCTAGTGGTTTAGAACTACGTTGTCTTGCTCATTATATGTATCCTTGGGATAGAGGTGCATATGCAAAAGAAATACTTGAAGGTGATATTCATTCTGCTAACCAAAAGTCAGCAGGACTTGAAACAAGAGACCAAGCTAAAACATTTATCTATGCTTTCTTATATGGGGCAGGTGATGCTAAAATTGGTTCTATTGTTAACGGATCATCAACTGATGGTAAACGTTTAAAGAAACAATTCTTTGCTCGTACACCTGCGATTAAAAAGTTCCTTGATGCTGTTGGTGTCGCTGTCGAAACCAAGGGTTCACTCACAGGTCTTGATGGTCGCAAACTACCTGCTAGGTCTGCACATAGTGCACCTAATCTACTCCTACAATCAGCAGGTGCTGTAATTATGAAACAAGCACTTGTTGAGTTTACAAAAGTCGCCAACCATTCTACATACAAAATGCACGCCAACGTACACGATGAAGTACAGTTTAGTTGTGATGCCAAAGATGCTGACACCTTGGGTTCACAATTTGTACAAGCAATCAAAGACGCAGGTAAAACATTAAAGTTCAACTGTCCTCTTGACGGAGAGTACAAGATAGGGCAGAATTGGAAAGAAACACATTAATATATTATGCACACAAAATTCGAAGTAACACAAACATTCTATGTCACAGCCTCAACAATACAGAAAGCTCACGAAGCAGTCGCTGACGATGATTTCTCTGAGGTCGATGTCGACTTCTCTAAAACTAAAATCAAAGTAGAACCTGCACACTAATATGAACAAAGCAATTATAGACGGAGATATGATAGTATATCGCTCAGCTTTTGGAGCAGAGCACGAGATCAAGTGGGACGATGACGTCTACACTTTACATTTAAATATGCGAGAAGCATTTGATAAATGTACTGACATTATTGATTCTATATGTAAACGATTAGACACTACTGATTACATCTTAGCGTTCAGTCCTTCGGTTACTTTTAGACACAATTTATTTCCCGATTACAAAGCTAATCGTAAAGACAAACGTAAGCCCCTTGGTCTTAGAGACTTAGTAGATAAGGTCTTTGAACAACACAATGGTAAACGAGTCGACAACATCGAAGCTGATGATTTGATTGGTATTATGTGTACCGGTAATGATCGCTACGTTGCTTGTAGTGGGGATAAAGACTTTGCTACATTACCTTGTCGTTGGTATAACTTTATTAGAGATGAGTACTCTGAACGTACTCACGAAGAAGCTGACTATAATCATTTGATACAAGCTCTAGCAGGTGATCCTACGGATAACTATATGGGAGTTAAAGGTATCGGTGTAAAGACAGCCGATAAACTACTAAAACAAAAAGGTGCTACTTGGGAAACAGTTGTTGACATTTACAAGTCAAAAGACTTAACTGAGTATGATGCTTTGTTAAATGCTCGTCTTGCTTATATACTTAGGTGTGACGACTACGACGAAGAAACAGGTAATATAACGTTATGGAAACCAAAAAACTATGAACCAACAGAAGTCGAATCTACCGGATACAGGGTCTCGTTCTGAGTTTAACACAGGGGCAGTAAGAGATGCAATGGAAGGAAAAGGTACACCAAGTCTTATTCCAATTGATGCATTACGTTCAGTTGCTAAACGGTTCGAGGACGGTGCTACTAAGTATGGGCGTGATAATTGGAGAAAAGGTATACCATTATCTCGCTATGTAGATAGCCTTTATAGACACCTATGGCAATTTATGGAAGACGACCAAGCTGAAGACCACGGAGGAGCTGTTATATGGAACGCTATGTGCCTTATACAGACTAAGAAATGGATAGATGAAGGTCGTCTACCTCAAGAGTTAAATGACTTAAAATGGGACTAATATGAAAGAACCTACAATACCCGAATCTATAGTATTATATATGGAAGAAATGTTTCCTCCGAGGGATTTTGATACCTCTACGGATCATAGGGATATGGACTTTCATAATGGACAACGTTCTGTTGTTCGATTCGTAAAACAAAAGTATTACGAACAAAACGAAAATATATTAAATAAACCATTGGAATAACTTATGTGTTCAACACCTAAAATACCCGATCCACCACCACCTCCTGCACCACCACCTGCACCAACACCAACAGCCCAAAAAGTTGCTGTTAAAAGACCAACAGCGTCTAGAGTGAGTAGTCGTAGCAGAGGAATTGCTTCCTTAATTCGTCGTCGTCCAACATTAATGTTTGGTGCGATGGGTAGAGGATTAAGGCTTTAATAATATAGTATGGCATCAAGAAACTACACCGTAACTCACGGGGATGGAAGCACCTCTTCCATTTCGGTGAACCGAGACAACCCAACAGGTATCAGACCCGACGGCTCAACACTTACAGTTGACCGACGAGCAATCCCCGAAAATTCGAGAAAGGGTGAATCAAAACCTCTTTTATCAAAAGTAGTAGGTGGTGCGAGTGTTGCTTGTTCATTTAGAGACTTAGTAAATAGTGATGGTAGTAGTACAGTTGCTCGTGTAAGACGAACTAACGATGGTTCAGTATATAATGAAGCAGACTTTCAAGCTAAGAATATTAAACACTTAGAGGATTGGGTTGCCAACAAATGGTCAACTGTTTTACCTGCTGATGTAGACCCGACTAACTGTAAAGGTGTTTATGGTCTTCGTCAGATGAAACGTGGTTACAACGACAAAGTCATTCGTGTGCGTCGTTCTACAGATACGAAAGAGGTCGACGTCTACGTTGACTCACGTACAGGTATTGTTGACAGATCACGCACAGAGTCGGGTCAAACCTATAAAGAATTTTTAAATGAGACTGTAGACATACCTTTGGGTAATACGTTTATATCTCAAGTTGATGGTAACGGGGCTCGAATCGGACAAGCTCTTGTAACTAATGCTACCAATTCGTCATTCAATTCTATTGTTTCTAAAAGTGGAAATCAAGACTTTGATATCAGATCCGGTGGTCAAAACTATGCTGACATCAAAAAAGGAAATATAAAGGTTACTTGTCGTGTCACTCGTAATACACTAAGTGCTAACATAAACGTTCAGTTGTGGCAACTCGTCGATGGACAAGGATACAAAACTGTAGGCAGTATACCGGCAGGAAGAACAGGTAACTTTGAATTTGATTATGCCTTTACTAATGCCACTACGGGAGCAATATTTAGATTTACTTGTAATGACCTATTAGTTAATGACGGTGAGTTATTTGACGTAGAGGATATTAAGATTCAAGGTACTGCACACACAGCGACTTTAAGTGTTTGGTATGATCAAACAACTCGTGGTAATCATTTTAGACAAACAGACCAAAGTAAACAAGCAACAGTTGCAGAGTATGGTTTACTTAAACTTGATGAAGGTGGTCACCCAACAATTGCTGATTTTGGTAATGGTAAATGGATGATCGCTGATGAACACGTCTATGCTACTACTGATACTGAGTATATGATGTTTGCTAAAATAGGTAAAAGAGATCAAACAAATGGTGCTTATTTTCTCGTTTCAGATAACGTAGATGGTAATTCTCGCAATGGAGGAAATACACGAGGTATTTTAGTTAAAAACGATAGACTTACAAATTATCATGGATTTAATTATGAAGGAGACGTAAATTTTCATGGTGGTTTTAGAGATTGGGCACGTGATGGTGTATTTAGTCAAGGAACTGCAGGAGCAGGCCCTATAGTGGGAAGCACACCTCAACATATATATGACGCTTACAGTAATGGAGCTAATTTACATATGCAGAATGGCTCAAAAAGTACAAATAGACACTTAGTTGTTCGTATTATATTCAATGATCACACAGTTGTAGCAGATCCGAATGTCACTCAAAATAATGATTTCCAAGGTGATTGTTCAGAATTTATATTCTACGCAGGTGACCAACAAGATAATAAATGGTTGATTGAATCTAGTACTAATAATTATTATGGTTTATACGACGACGAATACGAATGGGATGGAGCAGTAACTTCTCACTTTGGAGGTACAGCAAACGGAGTAACTTTAGCATCGGGAGTTGAAACTGATATTGGATTAAAAAGAGATTTAAAATATACAATAAGTGGTTCAGTTACATCATCTCGTTTTCTTAGGCTTAAACTAAACACTAAGAATAAAGTATACAAAACAGAAGAACCGTTAGATGTAATTAGAATGTCTTTCTTTGTTGATCCAAAAGAAACTACACCGGGTATGACTTTTACTTCTGAGTTTCGTAATAATTTAACAGGTGGTGTTTTAACTAATTCTGCTTCGTTTCACGCAAATAGTGGTCAAGTATCTTTCAGTTTCTCAAGAAATAGTAATACTGCTGAATTAAATAACTTCGTTATTGTAAGTACAAATCCAAATGGTGGTGGTACAGTAAGTCTTAAGAATATTAAGATTTCGAGACATAGCAGAGAAGGTCGTGTTTCTATTTGGTATGACCAATCAGAAGGTAATAACGACTACCAACAAATAGACCAAACTAGACAACCATACATTATCCGTAATGGTGGTTATGATAAACGTGGTATGGTATTTACCAATAATAACTTGATGCGTTTAGCTACAAACCAAGGAGGCTTTGGAGGTACACCTGTAGGTGTTCCTTTAGGACAGCAATGTACTGCTTTGTTTGTGGTTAGTAGAATGCTTGATACTGTTGCTAGAAATACATTTGCAGGTACAACAGTAGACTTTGCCTTAAACTCATCTAATCAACCAATTTTAAGACGTAGTAGTTCGAACCAATTTACTGCTAATCAATTAACGACCACTAAGGGTACACAAGTTATGTACATTTATATGGTCAAAAACGACGACGTTCCTACTGTACATTTAAATGATAATTCTCAAACACATACTACTACATTTACAGGAGGCTTATCACAAGGTTTTGACATTATTGGTGAAAACCATCATTCAACAAGAGCGTTAAACAGTTCTAATCAGCCTATCTATGCTCTAACCGGAACAATGAATGAAGCAATTTTATTTCCCAACGATCAAACGATCAACCTTCCTGCACTAAAGGAAAACTTAAACAATCAATACGAACTTTATTCTTAATATGTCTGAAGAAACAATTACCAATAAATATCTTGTGTTTGATACAGAAGACGAAGGTCTTGAAAGAGCAGACGTCGAGGGTCAAGCACGTAATTACTCATACCATCTACACGGTGTGGGCACACGTTATCATTCAACCCCTGTTCCTTGTGAAGATGGAACTTGGGCACTTGATGTAACTTTTTATAAAACTCTTAATGAATCAGAGTCTACTGTTAGCGAAGTCACTTTATTGACTATTGCTGTAGAAGATCCGTCAGAATAATATGCACAACGTCACAGCACAATCATTATATAATACTTTAGAAGGTAAGAGATACCAATACGTTGATCGTGCTAGAACTTGCTCGAGATTAACATTACCTTACATTATGCCGGATTCGGGCTTTGGAGCTCACTCTCGGCTAGATACACCATTTTCGAGCATTGGGGCTCGAGGAGTAAATAACCTCGCCTCCAAACTATTGTTAGCACTCCTACCACCCAATGCTCCATTTTTTAGATTAAACATAGACACGTTCGGTTTACAAGCAGAAGGTGCTCCACCCGAGTTCATAAGTTCTATCGAGACTCAGTTACAGCAAGTAGAAGAAGCTGTAATGGATGAGGTATCTCGTGAGTCTTACAGAACCGGCTTACATGAAGCCCTTAAGCATTTAATAATCACAGGTAATGCTTTGATATACTTACCCGACACAGGTGGAATGCGAGTATTTCATCTTGATAGGTATGTCGTCGACAGAGACCCAATGGGTAATATCTTACACATTGTAACTAAAGAAACTATTGCACGTACAGCCTTGAGTCCCGAGATGCAAGAAGCTGTTGGTGTGGATGGTGCGATCGACGACGACTACGAACTATATACTGCTGTGTGTCGTATGGGTAATAAGTGGGAAGTATTCCAAGATATTAACGGAGTGCGTATTCCGGGTTCTGAAGGTTCATACAAACTTGATAAGAATCCTTACATTGCACTTAGGTTCACACGTATTGATGGTGAGAGCTACGGACGTGGTTACGTTGAAGAGTATCTTGGAGATGTACAATCACTTGAAGGACTTACAAGAGCAATCGTTGAAGGATCTTCAGCTTCAGCTAAAGTACTGTTTATGGTTAATCCTAATGGTACTACAAGAGCTCGTACACTTGCAGAATCACCTAATGGAGCTATTGTCCAAGGTAATGCAAATGATGTTCAAGTATTACAAGTACAGAAACATAATGACCTTAGAGTTGCCTCTGAAACTATAGAGACAATCAAAGAACGCTTAGGTCACGCTTTCTTACTCACAAGTGGTACAGTTAGAAACGCTGAGCGTGTAACTGCTGAAGAAATCAGAATGCTATCTATGGAGCTTGAGAATGCTCTAGGTGGTGTTTACTCTTTATTTTCAACCGAACTGTCTTTGCCGATGGTAAATCGTATTATGGATGTAATGAACCGTAAACGTAAGTTACCTAAGTTACCGAAGGACGTCGTCAACCCCGTCATCATTACAGGTGTTGAGGCTCTTGGTAGAGGAAACGATTTACAGAAGCTAGATATGTTCTTACAAGGTGTAGTACAAACATTAGGGCCGGAGGTTATGGCTCAGTATATTAACCCCGAAGAATACCTTAAACGTAGAGCTACAAGCCTTGGTATAAAAACAGTAGGACTTGTGAAGTCTCAAGAACAGATACAAGAAGAAATGCAACAAGCACAACAAATGCAGATGGCTGAGAAGCTAGGCCCTCAAGCAATGAAAAGTGGAACAGATTTAATTAAACAACAGAGCGAGGAATAAAAACAATGGCTGAATTAAGTAAAGTACAAATAAACGACCAAACTGAATCTGAAAAGGTCACTTTGGAACAACAAGCAGAGGCTCAAGATAAAGCTAAACAAGAAGTGGAATCTGAGCGTCCCGAGTGGTTAGACGAAAAGTTTACCTCTCCCGAAGAACTAGCTAAAGCGTATGCTGAACTACAACAAAAACAAGGTTCTAATAATGAAGATACACAAGAAGATAATACAACTGAAGACCAAGAGGAAACAGGTTTCGATCCTAATTCTGTCATCGGTCAAGCCCAAGAAATGTATGGCGAAAAAGGTGAGTTATCTGATAAGATGTATAGGGAACTTGAGAAAAGTGGATTACCAAGAGATATGGTTGATGCTTACATTGCAGGTCAAGAAGCTATTATTGACGCTGAAACTAATGCAGTACGAGATTCTATTGGTGGTGCTCAAAACTATGAAGCAATGGTTCAATGGGCACAAGAAAATCTAACAGATGGAGACATCGACGCATACGACGCTGTCGTCAGTAATGGATCACTTGAAGAAGCACAAATGGCTGTTCAAGGGATGTATGCTCGTTTCCTAGCAGGAGGAGGTAAAGCACCTAACCTTGTTCAAGGAAGCACAAGTGGCGAAGCAATTAAACCTTTTAACTCATCAGCTCAAGTAACTGAGGCTATGCGAGACAAACGTTATACAACTGATCCTGCATTCCGAGCAAACGTAGAGAAGCGTTTATCGGTTACTACAGCATTTTAGGGACTAATATGAAATGACAAGCGAACTTATATCATTATTCTTAGGCACAGGCGTAGGTGCTATTACAAAAGTAATTGGACTTTTTGTTTCAAGTAGTATTGAACTCAATAAACAAAAATTAGAAGCCAATGTAGCTACTCAACAACTTGCAGACGAAAGCCACGATAAGGCTTCTAAGCGTGGAGGAGAGTGGGTACGTCGTCTAATTGTAATGGTATGTTTGTTTGGCGTCGTCGTCGCTCCATTTCTTATGGCGTTTATGTCACAAGGAGTCACCGTGAGTGAACAGAAATCAATTTTATTCTTTACATGGGAAACTTGGAAGACCTTAGAAGGTTTTGTAATCTTACCCGAAATCCGTACCACTCTAATAGCCATTGTTGGTTATTACTTTGGCTCATCCTCAATTAAAAAATAATATGTCAATACAAGTTAGAACAACAAATATTACGGGTGGGACAATCAAATCTGTATCGTCTCCCCACGGCTCATTCGTCGAAACAGTCACAGCTCCTTCAGTTACTTCAAGTGCTATTACAGTAGATAACGTTAATGTTGTCCAAGCCGATAGAGAAATACTAAATAACGCAAGTACTTATCTTGAAACCGTTACTGTAGATAACGCTACGAATCGTATCAAAATGATTACATTTGAAAGTACAGGTACAGGTACATTTGATATACTTCAGTTAACTACTACAGGTGGAACTTTAAGGTATGATTTAAAAACTGCTTTAGGTGGTACTGTTGAACTAGGAAAACAATATAGTATCCAACCTACATACGGTAGTGGTAGTGGTCAAATGTCTGCTGACGACATCGGAGAGCTTAGATTTAGTTTAACAAATAATACAGTTACTACACCAATACCTCAAACTATAGAGGTCAAATTAGCTATATACTTTAACGATGCCTAATAAACCCTCTCCGTTAGAACTTGGAGAGGATACAGGAATAACAATTCCACTTAGGAATCTATTAGCGATCATCGCAGGCGTAGCTATAGCCGTTATCGGTTACTTTGAAGTAGACGAGCGTATAATGATGCTTGAACACAAACAGGCTCGATTGTCTGACGACGTCGAGGTCAATGCTACTTGGATTGATGAATGGGAGTCAGATGGAATTTTACCATTAGATGTTGAGCAGAATATGCGAATAAAGCATCTTGAATGGAAACTTGAAAAACTAGGATTTTAATTATGAGTAAAAGACGTAAAGGCGTATCTCTTCGTAAAGAACACAAATCTAAAAAAGGTGGTCTTACAGAGAAGGGAAGAAAATACTACAACGCTAAAACAGGCTCTAACCTTAAAAGACCACAACCGGGTGGGGGAAGTCGCAAGAAGTCCTTCTGTGCCCGTATGAGTGGTGTTAAAGGCCCTATGAAGGACTCTAAGGGTAGACCTACTAGAAAGGCACTAGCCCTTCGTAGATGGAAATGCTAATGAGTTGTGGTTGTGAAAAATGTCGACGTCATTCTTTAACTATTAAACGAAAGAAGAAAAATGCCAAAAGTTAATGGAAAGAAATATCCCTATACAAAAGAGGGAAAGAAAAAAGCTAAAGACGATGCTAAACGCAAAGGTCTAAAAATTAAATACAATGGGTAAAATATGTCCGGAAGGTATTGCGTGGGCTAAACGCAAATACGACAAATGGCCATCTGCTTACGCTTCAATGGGAGCATCGAAGTACTGTAAGACAAGAGGCAGAAGAAAGAAACTAAAAGTCAAGAAGTAATGGGTGAATTAGCAAAATGGCGTGCACAGAAATGGGTAAGAATCGGATCAGATGGAAATATTAAAGGCCCTTGTGGCACGTCTAAAAACAAAAAGAACCCCGACAGATGCCTTCCGATGGCTAAAGCTAGAAGCCTATCAAAATCCGAACGTGCTTCAACAGCTCGTAAAAAGAAACGAGAAGGAAGCAAAGGAAAACAATTTGTACGCAACACCAAGAGAGCACGAGTAAAGCTCAAAATGCGTAGATAAGAATTTTGTCGACCGACTTAGGCACACAGCCCGTTGCGACGGACAACTGTATGAATGACGACGTCAACCGACACCTAACTAAAACAATAACAATCCAAAAGGAGAAATAAAAAACTATGGCAAATCCAGCCTTAAACGCATCTCTCCCTGCTTCACGTGTTGG